AGAGCTGTTTTTTTACGCCAGTTATCCTCATCATCTACACATAACAAATCATCTAGTACAAATCTTTGCCAGGGGATTAAAGGTAGACCGATCCTCTCAGCTAGATCGGCCACCTCATCCGCTTTGCTCTTACCTTTAAGTAAGGGCGTGTGAACTCTAGGCTCTGTGCTACCAATTAGCCCGACCCCTCGCTTGATCGGGATTATTTCTGCATCATTCTTCATCGAAGTTTAGTGTATCTGGTTTATTAAAAGGTGAATCTGGAACGATCTGGACTGTCTTGGAGAGAGAAGGTTTGGAAAAGACAGGGGGGGTCGCCGTGCTATTAAAAAAACGACCACCTTTAGCGCTATTACATGACTTACACATGCTTTGTAGGTTGTCTGGACTCCACATGTCACCACCCTTTACTCTAGGTATGATGTGATCCACTGTGTGTGCTGGCCTGTTACAACTCACGCATGTCCAGCCATCCCTGTCGAGGATTTGTATGCGCAGCTTCTGCCACTTGCCACTACCTATAGCTCTTTTACTCAATGCCATCCTTTAGTCTTGAAATGATTTAATGCTTTACACATAGAACCATATCTATTTAGATTGTATTTGATACCCCAGTCTACTTGCTTAAAGCCATCTACCTTAGCCAAGTACTTAGACCTGCCTTGTGGTATGCCGTAGTGTGAGCCGTTGCGAGCGCTTGGATTCCACCTACTCTCATGATGATATAACTCATCTAAGCAATAAAACTCTGTGAATGAATGATGTAGTTTAATAAATGCATATTGTTTGTAGTGTGTAGCTCTTGGTACTGCATAAGATTCATCTACTAATAAAAGCGATGCAAGTAAAACGCATAGAGCCGACCCAAATAGCCAGCACCTTCCGAGCCAGCCTCTGGGCGGCTCAGCCTTTCGCTTTAAGAGCGAATGCTGTTTTGAGCCTACCATAGATCACCTAATCCTTTCAAACATAATAGCCATATAATCTCACTATGTGGACAGTGATTTACCTCACAATAACAAATTTACAACTCCAATGTATTTCATACTGATCAATCCAAGTACAATCATATCCAGCCTCACTCATGGTTTAGAGCCCCATCCAGTACCCTTTAAGATTATGCCAGGTGCTGAATACATACGTGCCATATCTAGCCCACACTTAGGGCAAAGCATCCCGCCGTCATCCTCTTTATATGTCCTATGCACACTTCCATAAGTACCACACTCATTACAGCTATATTCATACGTTGGCATCATATTCTCCAATCAATAGGCAAGTGTGGCAAGGCAGTGTGTCAAACTGCCAAGCCCCACAGCTATTACATCTGCTAACCTTGCTGTCTTTGGGTGCATCCTTCTGCTCAGCTATGTTCTTGACACCAACACAGCCACAGTCCATGCACTGATACATCTTGAACCCATCTGGCATATCTGCCTGGTCAAGCCATAAGAACTCAGTGTTACGACTACACCCATTACATTTAAATTTAGTCACGATTAATCAACTCATGACATCTAAAGCATGTGCCATCCTTAAATACTCGGTCATCATCGCAAACTTCACATTTTATGACAGATTCTTCTAAATGCACACCATTATCATCCATAACGACCTGAACTCCACGGCCGTTTATAAAAGCAATATAGCCCACGATTACTCCTTATCCTCTGGAAAGTACCAGCCGCCAGCACTTGTTACTTTAGCCCAGCGTGCATGCTCTTTAACGCCTTCTTTACAGACATATCCGTAATACGGCTTGTTGGTTGTCTTAGTTAGTCCTGTTTTAAGGATGTGTCCGTGCTCGCACTCTGGCGGCGGGTTTGGTTCTCCGCTGCTAGCGACATCAACGACATCACCAACACTCCACGATACAGGCGTAGGATCTTTGGCTTTGGCTTCATCCGACGAGAAAGCCTGACGTAACGCAGATTCAACCGCAGCTGACCTAGAGCCTGGCCGACCATATATGACTTTGTTTTCTTTTTCATTTACCGATGCCATTTCTTCTCGGCTTGGTCGTTTACCTTTAGCTGAGAAACCTGCGTTTGCAAGCGCCCGACCAATCGCACTTGTTTCCGCATTAGGTAGAGCGAAATTTGCGTTAACACCCCTATCACTAATAGTCTCCAACGCAATCCCCGAAGCACACGCTTTGAGATCGGCTTCTGTCTTAAAGATTCTAGCGATAACGATGAATCTGTTTGCACTAGCTTCAAGTAATTCTGTTTCGATTCTTCCATCTGGATAATCCTTCCACCACTTATGTAAACGTTCATCTACTGTTTCATATTGACTTAAATCAAAAGCCATTATTCCTGCCAATCTAATGCGCTATCGGTCATCGCATCCTGACATGTTTTGGATATTGCAATATAACCCAACGCATCTGCGTAGTTGTCTTGATACTGTGGAGATTCCACGCTTCTACTGATTTTGACCATCGCCATACACATAGCGACCTGGTTAGCTGTAATTGGATAGCCAAGATAGGCACTCCACAGTTCTGCAATCCTTTTATGCTGCGGATACGGATGGCCGTACTTTGCACCTCTTTGGTGGATGGTCTCTGTAACGTGGTCAAACAGTTGCTCACTTGTAGTCGTCATAGTTAAACACCTGGTCTGCTTTGTTTTGTGTCATTCTTCTGTGCATATCCCAGCCATCTTTACGGCCTCGCCAGTAATGCGTTTGCTTGCGATCTTCAACCTTCAAAGCCACAAACCAGTAAAGGGTAATAATCCCTATACATAAATAAACTGCATTTTCGAAACTCATGTAGCCCTCTATTCTATGCACGCTTTGTGCACAGGATTAGTGTCCATCATGTGTACGACTTTGTGGAGTATTTATGGGCTATTTTTGATAACGATTTGATAACGTTATTTGTAGAGTTTGCCCTCAAATATGAAGCTGCCATCGGCATTAATAGGCACAGTTATTACCTGGACTTTACGCTCATGCACGTATGCGACGGCAAAGCCTTGTTGCCAGTTAGCATAGCCCCTAGTGTATGCCATGCCTGAACTACTCAAATCTACTAAATTGCCAACCTCAACGCCCCACACAGTACGCCCTAATTGGCCCCTAGAAGCCTCTGTAAAGGCCGAAACCCCTAGTCTATGGGTATGACCACACACCACTGATTTTCCTAGTCTCCTAGCCCCATTTAAGGCCGTTTGTCCAGGTACCTGACTAAGCGGAAAGGCGTCGCCATGGACGGCTGTCCAGCCTGGCGCCCAGTCAATACCATATGGACTAAATTTAATGCCTAATTTGTCATAACCCATGAATCGTTCATACTGCATCTCTGGCAGATTTAAGAAGCTAGGCAATCTCTTTTTGATAGATCGATAAAGTCTTATTCCATGGTTACTACCTAGTACATCGGTTACACCCAGGTAAGTTAAAACTTCTTGTGTTTGTTTTCTATCGTCATTTATATTGCCCACCATCTCATCGATAGTGCCAGCATTAAAACCGCCTAGCTGTGGTAAATCAATTTCATCACCAATGCATATGGTTCTATGCGGATTCCATTTAGCCAAAAAACGGCCAACAGATTTTACAGACTTCTCATTAAAAAAAGGTACTTGCAGGTCAGACACAAACGCTATGCGCTTAATCGTCATCCTCTTCTGGAGTAGGGATAGTTGGGATAATGCCCTTATCGCCTACGATCCAGTCAGGCATAGAGTCAGGATTATCCATAAGGTACAGGGCTACGGATTCAGAAAATCCAGCCTTGCGAGCAGCAGTAAACATCGTATGTTTAGCAATATAGAAAACCTCAAGTTTAGTTAATGGCTCTGGTGTTTTACGCACCCTGCGCCTATTAATCTTCTTGCGTTTACGTGTAGTTGCCATATTAAAATTATCGCTTACTTAGGATAGTAAACAGATCATCAACACGCTGTTCAAGTCTATTTAGTTGATCTTTCATAGAGCTGCCGCCGTTAGGTTTTAACTCACTAAGAAAACTTTTAATAACCCATCGTAGAGCCACTAATAAAGCTCCTGCGATAGAGCATACGCCTACGCCAAAGGCAACCCACTCGTTCGGTGTCATTTCGCATTAACACCATAGTCTGCTTCTTTACCAGAAGTAGGATCTACAGCCTTTACTATTGGTGCAACTATCGCACCTAGAAGTGTTGCATAAGCAGGGTGGATATCGGCAACAATGGCTAGTGCCACAGTAATACCGCTAGCTGCTACAGCTCTTAAATATGACTTAATTGCTGCCTTGTGTTTGTTTGATAACTTCATATTTTTCCCCCTAGTAGTGGTATATCGAATGGTTTGCTGTCTTTGTCTCCTGCTTTAGTAAAGCTAATATGGATGTGCCGCTTATGTGGATTTATGCCACGATATCTACGCCACTTGAATCCGAATCTTTTTGATGCAATAAAGCCATTATGTATTACGTAAGATATACGCTTATCGGTTTTTGCACATACCCTGATCTGGTCAGCCAGATATATCGAGAGTTGCTCGGATGAATCCAAGCGAGAATCAATATCAATGGCTCGGACGACCCCAGATTTGTCTGGATTATGATCCGATCTGGTGGCGGAATGACGAGCATCACCAA